TGGCGAAGTCTGTCATACCTTTATCGTACGCGGCCACAAGCGTCATCATCATGTGGCAGGCGTCTACGTGGTGGATCATGTTGGGCGACGATCCTTGACGCTGCTTGCGAACATCCACGTTGTCTGTGAATGATGCAATGCGAATACGGAGTCGTCCGCCGATCTGTGTCTCGCTCTGCTTGGTCTCGTCCCGCATACGACGCTGGAGCACAGGAAACCCGAGCGGGCTTGTGTACTGGATGTCGTGACCGGCCTTTGATATTATCCCGGCACACTCTTGAATCCAATCCATAGCGGCGCGTGCGGCAATCACAACCTCCCCGATGCTTTCCCACAGCACGGGCGACAGGGCGATGCACTGTTTGAACGCCGTGTTCTTTGGGAACTCACGCTCCGCCTTCTCGTGCAGCCACTTAAACACGCTGCTGGTGCAAGAGTTCTGTGTTGATCCGTACGGCAGGGTCATAACCGGTGCCTTGGTGAGTGTCCGGGGCATAGACGTGCCGGTCATCCACAACCAGTTCTGTAGCGATGGGTCGGTTGCCTTCTTGAGCTTGTTGTAGCACACGTCCGCCACAGCCTGATAGATGTCTGCGGGGCAGTCTGCTGGGATCAGGTTGACTGCCCGACCGCCTACACTGTCGCGCAGCATGGCTGAGAAGTGCTGAAGGCCGTTGCATGACCCGTCGAGACCGACCGGCAGGCGGCTGACAAACTTTGTGTGATTGTCCTCCCCGAGCATGTCGTAGAACTCGAAGCACCAAGCTAGGAACTGCCACGGCTTGTCTGCCTTGCTCCACACGTCCCGGTGTGAGATCGGGTCGGTAGCAGCGGCCAGCCACTGCGCGGCGTTGGCCTCTACCCACTTAACACGGTCTGCGTAAGACACTTTGTCGTAGCCGTATTTGTTAGCGGCGTTGATCATGAACCACTTGTATCCGGTGGCCCCTAGCGGTTTGCCGTTGGCGAACTCGATCAGGCCTTTGGATTGGTCGGTGCCTTGTGGGTTAAGCCCGGAAGCGGTTGCGTATGTCCTGCCCCTAAAGTCGCACTGGTAGACGTAGTAGAACTCCTCGTGCTCCCGCATCTCTGTTGTGAGCGTCATCGTGCGGTACAGAGCTAGGTTCTTCGCCCGACGCTCGCGCTCGGCTGTGTACAGCTCGCGGGTCTCTGCCTTCCAGTCGTTGAAGGCGTCCATAAGCGGGTGGCCTTCGGGAAGGTCGGACTTGTCCACGCCCTCGGGCAGCGGGCAGATCGGGAAGTCGAACGTCTCTGATCGCGGCAGGCCGCACTCCAGATTTTTAGACCACACCTCTTTCATGATGTCGTGTACGCGGGTGTTTACACGCCATGCTGTCTTCTGCATAGCGTTTACTGCTTTCATTACATCCGGCATGTGTGCGTTGCTGTACAGCGTGTCGCGGTCGCCCTCGGCGTAGTTAGCCTTGATCAGCGGGGTGCGCGCCCGGAGGCGCGGGCTGTAGAACCCGCCGTCTTTGTAGGACGTCCAGTCGTCGGGCGGGATTAGGCACGGCATACGGTCGGGCGAGAGGATCTCCACCGCCTCGTTGTGCCGCGATACCCACTCGATACAGGCCTGTGTCGGTACGAGCTGCACCGAGATACGCCCACGGCGATCCTTGGTGTCCTCGCGCTCCACGAGGTCGCACACCTCCATAAGCAGGCTTACGATCAGGGAACCGACGCTAAACTGCGTGTCCTCTGACCAGTCTTCCCATTCCTGTCCTTGGTCTGCGCCCTTGGCCCGGAGAACCCGGCGTCGGTGATCGTAGCTCGTGATCTTTCTGCGTTTGAAATCGCGGATCAGGCTGTCGTAGTATTCTTTGTACTCCGTCTCAAAGTGCATGAAACGCAGCTCGTCCTCACAGCGCCGACCGATCTGGGTGCAGATCCCGGCGAGTGTGGTCTTGGGTGTGTAGAAAGCGTTGATGATGGATCGTAGCGACAGGAGCGCAACCTTGTCTACGTCGATCGTCTCAAGCAGCTTGGCCACTTTGTTCCGGCGACGTCCGTTTGGGTGCTTGCCTGATAGATACAAGGTCAGGTGGTCGGCAACGGCCAAGACGTAGCTCCGAAGCAGTGTGCTCCCGGCAGACGTCTCCGCGCCGCGCTTCTCTGCGGTCTCCTCTTGCTGAGTTCGGTAGCGATCTACCCCACGGTAGATCATCTGTTCTTCAAAAGCGAGCTGATCTTCTATCGTGGCCATGTTTCATTTATCCTGCCTTGTGTGCCGCCCGTTTCTTACGAGCCTTGGCGTTTGTTGCCAGTCGTTTCTCATCGGCTGTTTTGTGCGTGGGGTGGATCAATCCACCGTGCTGCGGCGTCTGATGTCGGTCCCAGTACGCCAGCAGGTTGCGCACCCACTGTTCCGGTGTGAGCTTGCCCTTTGACCGGAGCGCCCCGTTGTAGGTCTTGCCCTCGAACTGATTGCAGTTCACACACAGCACGTCCCTGACGTACCCTGTGACGTGGCTGTGATCGAGGGCTGGCTTCTTCTGCCCGCCCTTCATACTGCCCTCGCACAGCGGGCAGGTGTACTGCTGGAGCTGTAGCATCTTGGCCCGGACGGGCGCCAACTGCGCTGTCTTGAGTTTCACGCTGTCAAGCCCACGTACTCGAAACGCCACTCTGTCATGACCACAGCCTCGTCCTTGTACAACTCGGATACAAGACGCTCACCGTGGTCGAGACACGCTGCCTCTGAGTCGTAGTTTTTGGTCATGATCCCGCACTCAACGGAGATACACAACAAAAGTGTTCCAATAAACATACTGTTCTCCTACTTTTATTTACCGCGTATGATGTCCAGCAACTTCAATGCCGAAATCCGCACATCCTCCTCACCTGTGTCTGTAATAATTTCATTTACAAGCGGGATCATGTCTCTAAAAAGATGAGAGCGTGCCATTACGATTGCGTCTTGCTTCTTGCGGGCCAGTTCGTCAGAGTTTGCCCAAAAAACTGTTTGAACGGTGCAACGCAACTGGTACCGTTCCTGAAACCGGCCTTGCATGGACGGCGGTGCATCACTTTTTGAAAATGCGTAGTCCATTTTAACTCGATTTGACCTGCGCTCGTGTGTTGGTATAAGATCAAAGTCCATAGTTGTTCTCCTAAATTGTTTTGAGCCATTCAAGAACATCATCTTGATCGCTTGTGCGTCGCATCCACAGCAGCTTCATGTCTGAGATCATGTGCTCTTGCCACGTTGTTACACGACCGTTGCGGTAGTCGTGCCAGTCGTGTGAAGAACCGGACCACAGAAACATGCACACCCGGAGGCATTGCCAATTTGTTGTGCACTCTGATAGGTAGTCGTGCGCCGAAATAGCACCGACCTTCACGATCTTGTCCTTGGTGTTCAGCGTGTTCGGCAGGCCTTGGATGTGGTCTGCCGTGTCGCCCATAAGCAACTGCGCCCAAAAGAACTTGGTGCCCCATCCCAGAACCTTGGGGGAGCTTTTGGATCGGTCTACCCAGATAGACCCGAACGGGTCATCGACGTCCACAACAACCTCGTCGTCAAAGCACCAGTGAAGTCCCGGTGCCATGCGAAGGTCTTTGTCTTTAGACACGATAACCGACAGCTCGGGGCAACCGGCAGCGAGGGCCGCGTAGTTCGCCTGAGTCATCCCGTCGTCGGCCTCTTGATCCAAGTGCACGGCGCTGGGAAGCACCTCTCCGATGTACGCCCGGATCAGGTTAAGATGCTCTGGCTTTTCCCGGCCCTTGCGGTTGCCTTGGTACTCTTTTGTCAAGGCGATGTCGTCGCGCTCGCCTTTGTTTGAACCGGATGGTGTGATGTGGGCCACGTAGCTCGTCGCCCCAGTCAGTTTCATAAGGTGCGTCAGCCCGGACTTGCAGTTGAACTTCATATCTGCAATCGTCTTGCGGGGCTTTACGCCGTCCAGCTCGTCTTTTGATTCAGCGGAGACCTGATAGCTCATGAAGTCCGCATCAATGTGTGCCACTCTGCCCGGAACCGGGGGAGGATACTTGTCCTCCCCCGTCTGATCGGGTAACACGAGGTTACTGAGATCCATTACAGACCGAGTGCAGCCAGCGGATCGGAAGATGCGGCAGGTGGTGTGGTGGGTAGATCAGCAGCCGTGGTTGCGGCAACAGCAGCGGTGGTCGTGCTTGGTGTGAGCATATTAGCCACGATGTCGTCGCCGCCTGACAGGAACGCCTCAAGAGGTGAGCCGACGAAGTTGGAAGCGCTCATGGCCTCCTCCTGAACAAAGTTTTTGCTCGTGACGACTTTGACACCATCAATTTCTTTCTCGTACTCGCCGTCGATGAAGATCGAATCCCACTGGTCTTTGCTCGGGGTGTCCCACAGCAGCAACTGGATTGGCTGTGTTGCTTCCGGGACTTCCAGAACCCGCACATCGTTTGTGATCGGGTCTGTTGCAATCGGTGCACTGATGTCCCAAACGCCATCGCTCTTCATGTTGGCGTACGTGTTCTTACCGTCTTTGGATTTGTTGTGTGAGATCTTGATCAGGAAACCCTCACCCAGCATCTCTGCCATGTGTTTGATACCGTCACGACCGCCGATCATCTTTTTCATCAGCTTAAAGAATCCGGCCTTCTCATTCAAAGAGATCGTGACTTTCTGCCGGATTGTGTTTGTCCGGGTCATCTTAACGCCGTCTTTTTCGTACTCTGTGCTGTGCTTTGGACCGAGTAGCTCAAACGTCAGACGAACCTCTGCTGCGTCGGCTTTCTCAACACCCTCAAATGCACGCTGTGGCTGCTTGCCTACTTCAACGTATCCGATGAATCGTGCAACTGTGAAGCCAGCCGGTGCTACTTCACGTACAAATGATGTCTGTGCTACAGACTGGTCAGTGGTTTCTGCTGCTGCTTTTGCTTGATTTAACAGTGCGTTCATAGTTATCTCTCCAGATATTTATATCAAAGCATTATTGCTGGATATATTTGTGCTTTCTTGTATTCTTAATTCCCTTTAGTGAGGGGTTAAGGAAACAACTTGTCTGATCCTAGGGCCAAAATTTCTTTTGAGCTCCATTCGTGTATTTTAACGCTGGTGTTTAACTCGTCCCAAGTTGATATAGGAACACCGACTAGTGAGGAGTAGTCCATACCCTCTTGGTCGTGCCTCGCCACATCGAGGTGCCATTCTGATGCCGCCTTTAGGCCGACCTTGCGACCCATTTCAAACGCAAGCTCGCTCATTTTTTTGCCTCCTTTGGTGTAAAACCGGAAAACCCCTCGGCGGCAAGTCTTTCGCCTTCTGCGTGTGCTGCATCCGCTCCTTTGTATTGCCCGACGTAATGTCTATCACCGTTGTCATCAATCACAGACAGGTCATGGCTGGTATCCCAACGCCAAGGACGCCAGCCGTTTGTTTCGGCGTCAATCTTAGCCTCGGCGCAGTAGTAAGGGTGGTATTGAACGTGCCGCATCAACTGCCCTCCTTTGGTTTCCAATGTTTCAGTTCCAACATGTTGTCTCCGATCTCCACATCCACAGGAAACGGAACCGGACAGTCGATGTTGTAGAAGTGCTTCAGCAGCGCTTGCACGTTCTCCATGATGTGCTTGACCACACCAAGAACCTCGTCGGCCACGTCTGGGTGCAGGTCGAACCACACACAGTCATGCACGGTGTTTACGAGAAAAGCCTTGCCGCCCCAGTTGTCTGTCTTG